ATGGCGCTGGGTTCAGGACGGCGACTATCCGCCATCCGTCCGCTTTGTCGATTGCGCCCATTTTAGCTGGCCATTCTATGAAGATGGGAAGCCGGTTCATGAGCTAAGCCGCCCCTGGCGCATCCGCAACGTCGCTGAGGTCAACGGGAATCCCCGTCCACCCTCCGAAGACATCGCCAAGCGGATGGAGGCGCTGGTGCGGCGGATGGCCGATAGTCAGGCCCTGGCTGACACGGGTTGGGGAATGGATGCCCGCGACATTGTGGCCCTTCTGCCGGAGCCAGTCCATCCGGATTTGGTCGAGGTCCGTCGCATTGTAGCAGAGGCACTGCCTGAGGAATTGAGGGGTGACATCCTTTCGGGTGCCAAGGACCACACCGCGAGCATTCAGGCGCCGCTCGCTTGCCTGAAGCGCGGCCGGGAACTGGAGCGCGGGGCATGAAGATCGTGCGGAAGCACCTAGGCACAGGCTCATGCAGCGATCCTGAGATGGCAAAAGGACGCCGCGCTGTGCTCGACCTCCGCAACGCCATGCAGCGCTCGCTACGCAGCGGTCATAAGCAGGCCCACATGAATTTCGATGCACTGACCGTGTGTCTCGACGCCATCGACCGCGCCCTTGAGCGCGACAGCAGGGAGGGGTGAGGTGAACGCGATTACGACGATGGACACGCACCTGCCGACCGCATTCACGGACTGGATGCAGACCGGCCGGTCGCTGCTCGAACAGCGCGCGGATCTGGACTGGAAGCTGGCGGACTGGATCGCGACCGGCTCCGAGCAATTTCAGTGCGACTTCGACTTCCTGGCTGACGAACTGGGCATTGCACCGAAGGCGCTGAAGTCCGCGGCTAAGGTAGCGGCTGCCTTCCCCCCCCACATGCGGGACACGGCGCTGACGTTCCAGCATCACGAAGCAGTCGCGACGCTGCCGGCTGACGAAGCCCTGCGTGTCCTGAAGGACGCGAAGGCCGGTCATCTGGACCCGCGCGAAACCCGCATTGCGGCCATCGAGCACAAGGCCACGATCGAGCAGCGACTGCCGATGGAAGACGACGACCCGGCGCACCGGCAGCTGACCACGATCCAGCACGCTTGGAACCGCGCGACCCGTTCGGTCCGCCTCGAATTTCTGGAACTCGCAACGGAGGCCAATGGTGGCCTCATCGACGCCTAAGGGAGGGTGATATGACGTTGATGCTCGGACAATCGACCAAGGCGCCGCTGCCACTGCCTGGCGAGCCCGGTGAATTCCAGACGACTTTCATTGAGGGCGGCTGGCGGAAGCTGGAGAGGGTCTACGGAGCGCGAACCGACCGGCTGGTGGCGTGGATGCACCTCGCAGGCGGATCGGCGCTGGATGAGGCTCGTAAGGCGTTTATGCGGACGGGCAAGGTGGAATTGCCCGATCCTGTTAGCAAGGTTCAGGCATGACGTTCAAAAAAGGACAGTCTGGCAACCCGAGCGGGCGCCCTGTCTACCGCCTTCCTGATGGTCGCACGCTAACTGACTTAGCAAGGTCATACACCGAGGAGGCGGTAGAGGCGCTGGTCGAGGTTATGCGGGAAGGCGACAGCGACAGCGCCCGTGTCGCAGCGGCAAAGCATATCTTGGATCGGGGATGGGGGCAGGCACCGCAGACGATTGCGGTTAAGCCCGTCGAGGAAGACCTGGACCTGTCGGGAATGAGCGATGAGCAAATTGAAGCAATCCGGACCCTTCGCACACTTGCACCTCTCGACGCAGGATCTGAGCCGCTACATTGACGCGGCCGATAAAGAGGCCGCCAAGCGGTCTCTGGCGGCCTTTGCGCGTATGGCATGGCCGATCCTTGAACCGTCCACCGAATTGAAGTGGGGATGGGCTCTGGACGCCATCTGCGAGCATCTGGAGGCGGTAACTGCTGGTGAGATTACCCGGCTGCTGATGAACGTGCCGCCTGGCAGCATGAAATCGCTGCTGACTGGTGTGATCTGGCCTGCATGGGAATGGGGGCCGCGGGCGCTGGCGCATCATCGGTTCCTAGCGACGGCACACAAGCAGGACTTGGCGGTGCGCGACAACCTAAAGTGTCGTCGCTTGATTCGCTCGCCATGGTTCCAGCGTCTATGGCCAGTCGCGTTGACTAGCGACCAAGATGCCAAGACGAAGTTCGAGAATGACCGCACCGGTTTTCGCGAGGCAATGGCGTTCACCAGCATGACCGGTTCGCGCGGTGATCGTGTGATTTTGGACGACCCGCACAGCGTGGATGACGCCAACAGCCCGGTGAAGCTGGCAGCGGACATCACGACGTTTCGAGAGGCGCTGCCTTCTCGTGTCAACAATGATCGGTCCGCCATCGTCATCGTCATGCAACGCCTGCACGAACAGGATGTATCTGCCGTGGCAAAGGAGCTGGGCTATGAGCACCTGATGATCCCAATGCGGTTTGAGGCCGATCGGCGCTGTTCGACGTCGATAGGCTGGCAGGATCCGCGGACCGAGGATGGGGAGTTGATGTTCCCTGACCGCTTCCCCGAAAAGCAAGTCGTGGAGCTTGAAACCATCCTTGGCTCTTATGCGACGGCTGGCCAGCTTCAACAACGCCCTGCCCCTCGCTCAGGTGGCATGTTCCAACGGTCGGATTTCGAGATTGTCGAGGCCCTCCCATCGGGTCGGGGACAGACGGTTCGCGCGTGGGACTTCGCTGCGACCCAAGCCGCGCCCGGCAAGCGTCCAGACTGGACGGTGGGCGTTCGCATCACGCTAATCGGTGATGTGTTCTATGTTGAGGACGTGGTGCGTGGCCAGTGGAAGTCATCGCTTGTCGAGCAGACGCTGGTTAACACCGCCTCTCAGGATGGCGGAAACGTCACGATCCGAATGCCAGAAGACCCTGGCGCGGCAGGCAAGGCCGATGCCCAGACGAAGGTTAAGCTGCTCAAGGGTTACGACGTCAAGCCTGTGCGGCCTACCGGTGAAAAATCCGTGCGCGCCCGACCAGCATCGGCTCAGGCAGAAGCGGGCAACGTCAAGCTAGTGCGCGGGCTATGGAACACAGCGTTTCTGGACGAGGTGTGCGTTTTCCCGGCTGGTATGCACGACGATCAGGTCGACGCGTTTGCCGATGCGATCAATGAACTGGCGCTAGGTGCGTCTTCTTACAACATCGACGCCTTCTAACGGCGGTAACTCCCCTGCCCTTCCGACCGCATCCCAAGCCCCATGGGCGCGATCGTAGACAGCCAAGGCAGGCCGATGACCGATAGCGTCACGGAGGCCATCAGCGCAGCCGGTACGGCGCAGCATTTCGTAGGCAATGACTTCGTGGGTCGGTACTTCGGTGCCGACCTCGCTATCGCCGCATACATGGCGTCGGGGATGCTCCAGAAGGCCATCGAAATCCCGGCGTCGGACCGGGTGCGCGAGTGGCGTGACTGGCAGGCTGAGGCCAAGGACATCGAGGCGATCGAGGCGGAAGAGCGCCGTCTTGGTCTAATCGCGAAGGTCCGCCATGCGGAAATCCTGCGCGGCCTAGGCGGTGCGGCGCTAATCCTCGTCACGGTGGGCAATCACGAACAGCCGCTTGACCCGGCCTCGGTCGCCAAGGACGGACTGGTTGCAGTCAACGTCGTGAACCGTCGCCAGATCACGGCTGACGGCTGGTATAAGGACTTAGCCAGCGCTGATTACGGCCTGCCCACGATGTGGAAGCTGTCGAGCGAACAGGGCGCGCAGAAGCGAATCCATCCTAGCCGGGTTATCTGCTTCCGCGGCGATGTATGGCCGTCCTACTTCGCGCATTCCGATGAGGATGCCTTCTGGGGTCTGTCGCGCGTTACCCGCATCTGGCGTGAAGTCGAGCGTTCGGACCGGGCCCAAGCGTGGTTTTCCGAGCTGGTCAAGAAGGCCAAGCTGTTACGGATCGGCATCCCGGAGCTTACCGACTTCACCGCATCGACGGGAGGTGAGGAAAAGCTCAACCGGCGCATGTCGGCTATCGCGCTTGGGGAAGGCATCCTGAACGCGACCGTCTACGATGCTGGCTCTGGTAGCGGGCGACCTGCCGAGACGATCACCGACTATCAGGTGACGTGGAACGGCATCCCGGCCATGATGGACGCTTTCGACCAGCGCGTCTCTGCCGTATCCGACATCCCGTTCACGCGGCTAATGGGCCGATCGCCCGCGGGCATGAACGCCACTGGCCAGC